GTGGTAGTTCGTCTATTCCTATCCATGTGTAAGATTGACCTTGGTAACGTAAAGCGTCTGTCATGTTCTCTGCGTACCCGAACTCTATCTTTGCTCCCGATGGGAATCGCCACTCTTTTTCTTGTTCTCTCCATTTTGCTCCTGGATATGCCTTGTTATATAAGTGCTGGGAATGATTAATTAAATCCCTCAGCTCAGGCATTGTGCGTCTAAGAAGAAGTGCTCGATGCGAATCTTTGTGGCAATATCGTAAAGGATCGACCAACATCGCATAAGACTTACCTCCTCCCCGTGCTCCTCCGTAAAAAACCTCTCGTTCCGATGAGGCTAGAAACTCTGTTTGTGGACCTGTGTTAGGCTTAAAGACAACATTTTGTTTTTTTAAATGCTCTTTAACGTTTGGAGAAACAGTGTCAATGTTATCCTGTTCGATAACTTGAGTTTCTTTTCCTTGTAGTGCAGAATTAACTATTTTATATTTACCCTTTAAGTATTCTGCCGATCGTTTTGCCGACCGCAAACTTTGTTCGGCAGTATTAACTTTCTGCCTGGACCGCTTTAGTATCTCCTGGACTGAACTCCTTGCTCTGACCTTGACTGTCTTCTTTGGTTTCGGTGGCAAGATTTCCTTGAATTCTTTTTCTAAGTCCGACATGGGATATATAACGTCCTGTTTTTCTGTGTAACCATTCGGCTACTTCTCTATATGAACACGTTTTTAAGTATTCTTTTGCTTTTTCTAAAGCTTGTAATTCCGATTCTATTCTAATTAAATAATTCTCTGTGTCATCTAGTTTATAACCAAAAGGAATTATTCTGGATTTTCTTTTAATTTTACTATGTTGTATATCTTGTTTTTCTTGAACTTCCATTAGGATGATAAAGTTTTCCAAATTTTAAATTCTTAAATCTGGCAGGATCACTTATGGGTTTTGATTTATCTTCCGCTGGCTTGTCAGGATTAATTTTATGTTTGTTAAATTCTGTTTTAATTTCTTTTTTCTTTTCGTCAGTTATCCATATACTATCTTCAAGAGCCTGACGATCTAATCGCCTATTTCCTTTAAGTCCTGGATGAAGAACTAGAGCTGCAGCATTTCGCTCAACCCTAAGTTTTTTTAATAAATCTTGTGCATCTTTAGGTTCTTTTGCCATTATTTTATAGCCTCCGTTAGTTCTGTTACTACTTTCTTAATCTTATCCTTAGCAGGTAATATAAACAATCCATGCATAGCCTTTACATTAATATCCAGTTTCTCCTTCTTAGCTATACCAATTCTATCAAGAATCTGTTTAGCTGCTTCCAGTCTTATGGCAGCATGCGGAGTTGCACCATCCTCATCAAGCATATCTACCATCTTGGTAGCTGCTTGGGCTGAGTGGGTTGCTAGATAATTCTCTGCCCTAGAGACAATCTCCGACCTAAGATTCCTAAGAACCTTTGGGTAGGAATGCTCTGAATAGCCTGCCAGCTCTCCAGCCTTTCTTGGTACGCCTCGGGCTTCCCCGAACAATGCGTCTAGAAACTTTTCCTGTGAAGCGGTCAAGCTTCTTTTTTGAGTCTTTATTATAGAAGAATCCATTTCTTGCATTTACAATTTCCATTAATTCCCTGAAGGGAATGTCTTTTAAATTCTGTTGATTAAATCCCATTCAAGTTTAGTTGCCCGTGTCAACTCGTTCTCTAGTATATCCTGGAATAATAATATCTTTAGATACAAGAGGATGATCTGGAGTTATAACTTCAAAATCCTTAGTATCTAAACTTTGAATTTTATCTGCTAAAGTATCTCTTTTCTTAAAAAAAGGATCTGCCTTATCCATAGGAGGAATTTTAATTTCAGGTTTAGCTGTAGTTACGGTTGCATCTTCTGCTGTAGTAACGTCTGATTTAAGATCTACAGTGACTTTTGGTTCAACTTCTTTTTCCTTTCCCAACTCATGAAAAAGAATACCTCCAGCCCCTAACCCTACAAAACTCCAACCCGCAATCTTCATAGCTGTCTTTGCTTTCTCCCAGGCTGTACTTCCTTTTACTGCAGGGGCTGCAACTTCTGTTCCTTTTGCTAAAGTCTCTTTAACTTTTGAAATTGGAGCAGGTAGTTTATCCGCCTTAGCAGCCTGAACCAATGTCTTTGCTTGCTCTGTTTCAGTAGCCTTTACAATCGTTTTATCCTTAGCCCGTGCCTTCTTGACATTTTCAATTATCTTCTTGGTTTCTTTGGAAAGTATAGTTTTAGAATCTTTAGCCTTTCGTGCCAAGAACTGTTCGATCGTTTCATTCTTACGTATCCCTTTCCAAGGATTAGGCTCTTGCTTAAGTTTTGTTTTCTTAGGGGATATCTTCTTAGGCTTAATATTTAACTTCTCAAGAACTTTATTTTTTTCAGAGGTATTAAGTTTTTTCTTACCCTTGAAAAAATCAAAGGATTTCTTATAATTCTTTGATGTAAGATACTTATAACCCATTTTTATAAGTTTCTTAGCAAGATTACGGTTTACCATATAAACTGTACCTTGCCATATAACTGCAATCGTTCCTGTAACTAATGCCATAAATATCTATTCCTGTTAATTCGGTTAAAAGGGAACCCTAGGGAATTCCCTAATTATTGGTGCAGATTAGTGATGACCACTTTGTGCATGTCGTATGCGTATGTTCGTGTGTGTCCTTTTAATGTGCACCTGATTCTATTATACAGCCCATGTGACAATATGTCAAGGATTAATATGGGGTGCGACAATATGTCCTATAAGATAACCTTGACAGAACCTGATATGAGCTGTATAATAGTACCTAAGGGTACTGAGAGGGGGTTTTATATCTATAGTTTAAATAAACATATAGGTTACACTAAGGGTACCTTAAAGTATGGCTCGGAGAATACATGAATATTATTCCTTAATGTATGGCTTGGAGGTAGTTAACATTACTTTTTAGTATTTTTAGCATGAGTGTCTATATGGATACCTGGGGTACCCCCCATGCACCATGCCTATCCCCTTAAAAATATTCTTTTTGTATTACCTAAGGGTAAAAAAAAATAATTATATATGTCCTGTAAATAATTCCTTAATGAACCCTTAAGAATTTTTTAAAGATCTTAAGTAATACGTAAAGAATCTTAAGTAAGATCAATAGTTAACGGCTGTAGGATCTTAAGGCACATTAAAAAAAAGTATCCTTAATGAACCCTTAAGTATTATCTAAGCTGTATCAATATTGATTAAGGTATAATTTAAGATCTTAATAATAGGTCAATAGTATTGACGTATAACCCTCGTGCCATGCAATCAATAAAAAAGCCCTTAAGATCCTAAAGATCCTAAGGGCTTTAATGTGTTAACTAGTGTTAATTAAGTTAGTTAGTTGATAATGCTTTACGATTATAAAAAGTTAGAAATAACTTACTTCTTAGGAATTTCTCAATTTCTACTTCACGTGAAGCGGTTGACTTTATAGCATCCATTGTAGAAGTTTCAATTTTATATTGATCACTTCCACGTTTACCAACGGCAACGGCTCGCTGATTATGTGAACTATAATTAGTTACAGCGTTATAAACATCAAATAAAGTAACTTCATTTAATGATTTATTTAATTGATTTAAATCACGATGCATCAAGTCATTTAATAAATGTATTTTATTATCGGACTTAGCAAAGCCTTTAAATAGTTGCTGTATTTCATTAGACTTCAACGGGATCTTAGTTAAAACTTCAAATTGATCCTTCAATTGCTCCGCTTGATTATTAAAACTTTCAAGCATTTTGAATTGGTTCATGAAGTTTAGCCCCGTTGTATGTTTTTTAAGGCTTGATGCAATTGGCTTAATCTCCGCCATTCCATTAGAGCATATAAGTCTAAAAAACATGGTTCTTAGTTTAAATATAATGGAAGCATCGTAACTAGATATAACTTCAATAGCTAAATTTAGTTTGTCATGCTTATTATATTTTAGACCGTAAACTATATCCTTAAAAATTATTCTTAACCGCATATAGTTTAAGTTAGTATCAACTTTGAAATCAATACCAACGTTATTTAATTTAATACCATAATTTTCAAGGGCTTCACTTAAGCCCGCAATAATTTTATAGTACTCTATTAAAT